AAACATTTAAATTGGATACTTCAACAAGAATCAATTTCACATGATATAAATGATTTAGTACCATTAGTTAATCAATATTATCCCGATTTACGTAAGTGTATTAATACTATACAATTATCAACTGTAGATGGTGGAGCAAATGATTTATATCTTAACTTAGACCAATCAGTATTAGTATCATCTAATTATATAGATAAAGTTATTAGTGAATTAAAAGGTAAAGCTAATTTTAAAAATATTAGACAAATTATAGCAGATGCTAATGTAGATGATTTTGATGAATTGTTTAGATCATTATATGAACGTGCATCTGAATATCTTCCAAATAAGGAAGGTACAGCAGCTATTTTAATAAATGAACATCAATATAAAGCAAATTTCCGAATCGACAAGGAAATAAATACAATGTCGTTAATTCAAAACTTAATAAATAATAAATAATTATGCAACAGCAAGTACCACAACAACAACCACAAATTGATTTAAAAAACACTACTGAAGTAAAAAATTTTAATGGTGGATCAATTTTTCAACAAGGAGTAATTTTACGTAAAGTATCTAAATTTATAGCAGGAACAGATGAAGACGCTTTATTACCTATTCCAGTATTTTACGACCCAGAAACAAAGAAAATTTTTCAAGAATCAGTACCAAAAGAATTAAGAGAAGATCTTAAAGATGAATTGTGCTAAATGAAAAACATCTTTGATTGGTTAAAAGCAATTAATACTACTAAACCCCCGGTTGAGTCTTTTAGTGATAAAGACTGGGGGGTTTGGAATAGTTATATGATACATAGGTTTTTATCTATGAATCCTGATTATTTAGAAATTGTTAATTATGTTCAAGATTTTCCACCACAGGAAAAAAGAATGATTTACAATATATATAGGGAATTTATCCCTAAAAATAATAAATGGAGTAAATACGTTAAATCTAAGGTAAAACAACCTAATAAAGATTTAACAGACCATATTAAAGATTATTTTAAATGTTCAAGTAAAGAAGCAAAAGAATATATAAATATATTGGCTCCCACAGAAATAAATCGTATATTAACCCATAGAGGGTTAGATAAAAAAGAAATAAAACCATTATTAAAATGATAAAATTAATAGAAATGTTACGTACGTCTGCACAGGCAGATAAAGCTAAAGCCTTACTATCACTTGAATTACTAGGTGATAGAGCAGTTGGTATTGGTGACCACACAACAGGAGATTTTTATAAAAATGCTGAAGAAGCACTTGCTATGTTAGTTGATGCTGATGATAGATTAGCAGCTATAGATAAGTATTTTTCCTTAGAACAGCAAATTAATGGGTGATTCAATTAAAAAATACTTTACAGATATGAGTGATAGAGAAATTATGAACGCTAAGAATTCAAGTAAAAAAATTCAAGAATTTATGGATGATGAAACAAATCAAATCATAACTATCTTTGAAGAAGAATACCCAGAATTATCTAACGAATTTCAAATTATACAAGAAGAAATGTATGAAATGTTTGCTCGTAAACATATGGATTATGGGTTGAATAACATAGCATTAGGTGGAGATATTGTTAATAACAGTGATGATAAAAAATTCTCACTAACTGGGTTAGCTATTAGATTAACGGATAAAATATCACGTTTAAGAAATTTAATGGTTAATGGTAGAAATTACGTTAAAGGAGAAGGTATGGAAGATACATTTATAGATATTGCCAATTATGGAATAATCGGTCTTTTAGTAGGTCGAGATAAATGGAAAAAATAGTTTGGCAAAAAAGATACCTAATATTGTAAAGGAGATCCAAAATAGTCCTCCACAACCTATAAACTTTGCATTTCAAAAGAATATATCTTATTCCCAAATGTCAATATTTAGAAGCTGTGCTCATAGATGGAAATTACAATATAAAGATAAAATAAAAAGATTTACTTCTTCAATTCATACAGTATTTGGGACTGCCATGCATGAATCAATGCAACATTATTTAGATGTAGCATACAAAAAATCATTTGCAGCAGCGGATAGAGAAATAGATATAAAGGACCATTTTCAAAATGCTTATATATCTGAATACCAAACCCAATACAAGAAAAATAATAATGAACACTTTTCAGATGCTTCTGAAATGAGAGAATTCTTTGAAGATGGAGTAGCAATATTAGAGTGGTTCAAGAAAAAACGTAGTAGGTATTTTAGTAAAAAGGGTACATATTTAGTTGGTTGTGAGTTACCAATTATAATAGCACCAAATAAAATGTATAACAACGTATTATACATGGGGTATCTAGATGTTGTAACATATTGTGAAACAACAGATACATTTAAAATAATCGATATAAAAACCAGTACTAAGGGTTGGAATGATTACGCTAAAAAAGATGAAGATAAACAGTACCAATTATTATTGTATAAACAATATTTCTCTGAGCAATATGGAATACCATTAGATAAGATTGAAATTGAGTTTTTTATACTTAAAAGAAAAGTATTAGATATGGATGATGAAAATATTATGTCTCCCTATCAAGCGTATAGAGTGCAACAATTTACACCACCTAGTGGAAAAATTAAATTGGGTAGAGCAAAAACAGCAATTAATAATTTTATTAATGAATGTTTTAAACCAAATGGTGAAATTAAAGAATTAAATTTTTTAAAATCTCCTTCAAAATGGAATTGTAATTTTTGCCCCTATAAAGAAGATAAAGAAAATTGTGGAGAAGGTATAATTTACTAAACTCCTAATATATGTATATAAAATAATGTTATTAAAATAAAGACTATGAGTATTAAAAAAGACATGACACTAACAAGTGTCAAAATTAAAAGTGATTTATTTGAGAATTTTAAGATTGAGTGTGTAAAACGAAAGTTTTCATTCCAAAAACTTGCTGACCGAGCTATTTATTTGTATCTTACAGATGAAGATTATCGTAAAGCAATTACTAATCAAACAAATCTTGAACTATAAATCATATTTTAAATGAAACAAAATTTTAAACATCTTCCTTTAAAAGACAGGAAGAAAATCTTACTTATTTGCGATGATATCAGAGTTCATTCTGGGGTAGCAACAGTTGCAAAGGAAATTGTATTACATACTTCTCACCATTTTAATTGGGTGCAAATGGGAGGAGCTATAAAACACCCTGATAAAGGAAAGTTATTTGATTTAAGCCCTGAAGTAAATAAACAGCAAAAAATAGAAGATTCTTATGTTAGGTTATACCCTCAAGATGGGTATGGAACACCTGATATTCTTAGGGAAATAATAAGAATAGAAAAACCAGATGCTATAATGTTATTTACTGACCCTAGATATTTTACTTGGGTATTTAATATGGAACAAGAAATTAGAAAAAGTATTCCAATTACCTATCTTAATATTTGGGATGACTACCCAGCTCCGATGTACAATAGACCTTACTATGAGGCATGTGATTTATTAATGGGTATATCTAAGCAGACTGTTAATATAAATAAATTAGTATTAAAGGGTAGAGAAAAAAATAGAATTTTTCAATACTTACCACATGGGTTAAATCCTGAAATATATTTTCCATTAGATAAAGAAGACAAGAATTTTAAGGAATTTAAAAAACAAATGTTTCCTAAAGGAAATCCTAAATTTACTTTATTTTTTAATTCTCGAAATATTAGAAGAAAACAAATCCCCGATGCCCTTTTAGCTTTTAGAGCTTTTCTAGATAGTTTACCCTTAAAAGAAGCATTACAATGTAAATTTATTTTACATACAGAATTATTAACAGAAGCAGGAACAGACCTATCAGTAGTACATGAATACTTATTTGGGGAAAAGTATCATGATTGTGTAGTTTTTTCTACTAATAAATTAACTCAACAACAATTAAATTACTTATATAATGCAGCTGATGTTCAAATATTATTAACATCTAATGAAGGGTGGGGGTTATCTATAACTGAAGCTTTACTTTCTGGTACACCTATAATAGCTAATGTAACTGGAGGTATGCAAGATCAAATGAGATTTGTAGATAAAGATGGAAAATGGTTTACACCTGATAGTGATATTCCATCTAACCATAGAGGAACATATAAAGAACATGGTGAATGGGCGTTTCCCGTTTTTCCAACTTCAAGATCAGTTCAAGGTTCACCTCAAACCCCTTATATCTATGATGATAGATGTGCTTGGGAAGATGTATGTGAGAAAATTAAAGAAGTATATTCTTTAAGTGATAAAGAACGTAAATCTAGAGGATTAAAAGGAAGAGAATGGGCTATAAGTAACGAAGCCGGATTTACTGTAAAACATCAAGCAAATACCTTTATGAAAACTTTCAATACTTTATTTGATACTTGGAAACCAAGAGAAAAATATGAAGTAATTAATACTAATGAATATAAAGGTAAATTTTTAAACCATAAAATAATATATTAATGAGTAAACCAAGATTTATTATAAGTTGCCCTTTCGACACCTATTCAGGATATGGGGCAAGATCAAGAGATATAATTAAAGCCATTATTGAATTAGATAAATATAATGTTCAACTTTTACCTCAACGTTGGGGTTCAACTACCTGGGGGTTTTGTAAAGACCACCCTGAATGGGAATTTTTAATGGATTATAAAGTACCACAAGATTGGAATAAATCCCAACCAGATATTTGGATGCAAATTACAATTCCTAACGAATTTCAAAGAGTAGGCAAATACAATATTGGGTGTACTGCGGGTATAGAATCTACAGCTTGTAAACCTGAATGGATAGAAGGATTAAATAGAATGGATATGAATTGGGGTTCTTCAAAACATACAAAAGAAGTATTTGAATCCATGGCTTTTGAAAAGAAAGATAAAAGAACAAGTCAACTTATAGGTAAAGTAACTTCAACTAAACCCATGCATGTTGTATTTGAAGGAGCAGATTTAGATGTTTATAAACCTATTAAATCAAAAAATACCATAGATTTAAGTAATATTAAAGAAAATTTTAATTACTTGTTTGTAGGACACTGGATGCAAGGAGATATAGGACATGATAGAAAAAATGTAGGGTTTATGGTTAAAGCATTTTTTGAAATATTTAAAAATAAAAAAAATAAGCCTGGATTGGTTCTAAAAACTTCTATAGGAGTAGATTCTTATATGGGGAGAGATGCTATTTTAAAAAAGATTAAAGATATTAGAAATAGTGTTAATTCAACAGATTTGCCTAATGTTTATTTAATTAGTGGAGAATTTAATAATAATGAAATGAATGAATTATATAATCATTCAAAAATTAAATCTATGGTTAGTTTAACTAAAGGAGAAGGATTTGGTAGACCCTTATTAGAATTTAGTTTAACTGGAAAACCTATAATAGCCACAGATTTTTCAGGTCATACCGATTTTTTAAATAAGAACTTTACCACACTTTTACCTGGTGAATTAGAACCAGTTCATAAAAGTGCAGCAAATCAATGGTTAATACCTGAATCACAATGGTTTAAAGTAAGTTCATCTCATGTAGGTCATTCATTTCAAGATATGTTTCAAAATTATAAAAAATTTAAAGTTAAATCCAAACAGCAAGCTAAATATTCTGCCTCTAATTTTAACTTTAATGGAATGAAAAAACTGATAAGTAATATTTTAGAAACTAACATACCAGAATTCCCAAAACAAATGGATTTAAACATTCCTACTTTAAAGAAAAAATATGGAAATATACCTAAATTAACTTTACCAACTTTAAAAAAATAATTAATTATGAATTTTGATGAATTAAGAATATGTACTCGCTGTGGTTCTAATGCTTGTTATAAACAAGAAGTTACAAAAGATATAAATATAGAATTATGTTATGGTTGTGGGTTCCAATCTAATTCTGTAATGACTAAGGGATCAGATTTTTTTAATGAACAATTTGAAATATTACCTGAATTATATAAAGTATTAATGGATGAAGAAGAAGATACTGGTAAAATTTGGATGCCTACTACCGTTAATATAAAAGAGCAAGGTATGGTATTTGCAAATGGAGTATCAAGAGATAATTGGTGTTGGTCAGCTGTAAAATCAATTCCTGTTGAGGAAGATGAAAAAGAAAAATATAAGGGGGAAAGTTTTAGAGTTGATATGTCCACTGTTGAAAATTTTAGAGAACGTGACTTTATGGATGCTTTATCGTATATTGGGGTATTACCAAAATAATAATAAAATTATATGAAAATAAGTTATGCCATAACCGTTTGTAATGAGTTTATAGAAATCCAAAAACTAATATCTTTTCTCTTAAAACATAAAAGACATGAAGATGAAATTGTTGTACTTTATGATATTAATAATGGTCACGAAGGTATAGAACAGTTTTTAAGAGCAAAATCCATTAATGGAGAGTTTGCTTGGGTACCTGGGGAGTTTAAAGAACATTTTGCTAATTGGAAAAATAAATTAACATCTTATTGTAGTGGAGATTATATTTTCCAAATAGATGCAGATGAAACCCCAGATAAATCTTTAATAGATAATTTACCTCTAATTTTAGAAGCAAATCCCGATAATGAAGTTTATTTAGTCCCTAGAATTAACACAGTAGAGGGATTAACTCAAGAACATATTAATAAATGGAGATGGAATGTAAATGAAAAAGGATGGGTTAACTGGCCAGATTATCAATGGAGAATTTGGAAGAACAAACCTGAGATTAAATGGGTAAATAAAGTTCATGAAAAATTAGAAGGATTTAAAACCTATGCTCCTCTTCCTGCTGAAGAAGGTGTGGCTTTATACCACCCTAAAGATATTGCTAGGCAGGAAAAACAAAATAATTATTATAATACTTTATAAAAATATGAAAGAACATATATTAAATAATTTAAATAATGTAGGCATATGTGTAGTTGAAGATTACTTTACACCTGAATTTTGTGATCAAGCTGTTGAAGATATAGAAGAAGGTCTAATTAAATATAAATCTAAAATACAATCATCATCACATGAGGGAACATCAGGTGACTTTAGATTATTTAAAATGGAAAATCATTATAATACCGCTAAAGAATTTGCAAATGATCCTTTATTATTAGAAGTATGCAGTTCTTATTTTGGTCAAGAGATTAATAGTCATTTTGTTTTAGGTGGAAAAGTTAAACACAATCCTAAACAAACAACTAATAGTGGGGGTGGATGGCATAGAGATAATAGGGCTAAACAAATTAAAACTCTAGTATATCTATCAGATGTTAAAGAAGAAAATGGTCCTTATTTATTTCTCCCTTCCTCAGATAAGTATGATTTATCCACTAGAGACGGAATTGGAAGAGCAACTAGGTATGAAGATGAAAGTATAAATTTATTTTGTAAAGAAAATGATTTCTCTCCATTTAAAGTTATAGGTAAAAAGGGAACAGTAATATTTGCTGATACTTCTTTTATTCATAGAGGTGCTAATATACAAGAAGGTACACGTTATACCTATACTAATTATTACTTTGAAAATCATCCCCAACGCATTCAAATGAGTAAAGATAAATGGGGTAAAATGTATATTTAATGGCTCATATATTTAAAAACCCAACACTTGATAATAAAGGTATTATAGTATTTACCCATAAAGAATGGCCTTGGTTATTAGAAAATGCACAACAGACTCTACTTAATTTAAGACAATATTTTTATTTAGGATGGAATCAGGGAACATATTTTGGTAATCAGCCTGCAAATTTACCTCCTATTATTGATTTTACTCTAGCTTCACCAACAGCTCTTAAATACCCAGATAATGGTTCTACCCAAAAAATAGATCTTATGGATAGAAATTTTTTATTAAGTGATTACGAAAACATGGGTATTAAAGATAGATTTTATGACATAATTAGTATAAGTAGAGCTATAAAAATCAAAAATGTACCTTCTTTATTACAGGCTGTAAGAAAATTAAATGATAAGAAAATATATCCTAAGACATTAATAATAATTCCAGTTTCAGAAATGGAAGCTGATATTCCTGAAAAATATGATTTAGATATAGTAAAACAATATGAAGAATTATTTAATTATGAGGAACGAAAAAATATAACATTATTAAGATTATCCCCAGAACTAGGATTTATGGGCATTTCACCTCAAACTATAAATTGGTTATATAATAATTCTAAGGTGTTATATATTGGGTCTAAATCTGAAGGAGGTTGTAGAGTAACACATGAAGCTTTATTATGTGGTTGTAATATAGTATACTATAAATACCATCAAGGACCTATGTTAGATTATTTAAATTCTAGTAATAGTGTACCATTTAATGATTATAATACTATTGATGAAGCTTTAGAGAAAGCCTATTCAAAATATTCATATAATGAACCTCAAACTCTTAAATTTGAAGAATTATTAAGTGAAAGACATGCTTTAAAAAAATTAACACCTCATTTTAATAAATTATATAAGAAAAATAACCAAGTATTTGATGGAAAATTAATTAATTGTGATAACTTATCAAATAGACTCCCAGCACACCATATAGAAGTTCCTTGGCATGATGATGAATTCCCAACAGCTGATATATTAAGTATAGAAAGACTTACAAAATTTATAACATATTTAAATGAACAAACACATTAAAATAGCAAATAGAAAAATAGGATTGGATTATCCACCCCTAGTAATAGCTGAAATTGGGATAAATCATAATGGAAAATTATCAATAGCAAAAGAACTTGTTGATGCTGCTTATGAAAGTGGAGCTGAGATAATTAAACATCAAACTCATATTGTTGAAGATGAAATGTCATCTGAAGCCAAAAAAACAATACCTGGTAATACAACAGAATCCATATATGAAATTATGGAACAATGTGCCTTAAATGAAGAAGATGAATTTAAGTTAATGCAGTATGTTGAAAGTAAGGGAATGATTTTTATCTCAACTCCCTTTTCTAGGGCAGCAGCAGATAGGCTAGAAAAATTTAATGTAAAAGCATATAAAATAGGATCTGGTGAATGTAATAATTATCCTTTAATTGAACATATATGTAGTTTTGGCAAACCCATAATATTATCTACAGGAATGAATAATATAAAATCAATTCAACCTTCAGTAGATTTAATGGAAAAATATAATATTCCTTATGTCTTACTACATTGTACAAATATATACCCAACACCTGCTAATCTAGTACGTTTAGGTGGAATGCAAGAATTAAAAGAATCATTTCCTAATGCTATAATTGGCTTATCAGATCATACAGTAAATAATAATGCTTGTTTAGCAGCTACTTCATTAGGGGCGTGTGTACTTGAAAGACATTTCGTAGATTACAAATCAAGGATAGGTCCTGATATTTTATGTTCTATGGATAAAAATGAATTAAAAGATTTAATTATATCATCAACTGAAATTTCTCAAATGAGAGGTGGATCAAAAGAGCCAGCAAAAGAAGAACAAGTAACTATGGATTTTGCATTTGCAACAGCAGTAGCTATTAAAGATATTAAGATAGGAGATATTTTAACAGAAAAAAATATTTGGGTTAAAAGACCAGGCACTGGAGAGATTTTTGCTAAAGATTATCATAAAATTTTAGGTAAAAAAGCTTTATTAGATATTAAAAATGATCAACATTTAAAATATAGTGATATAATATGAGAAAAATATTTCTAGTTACAGAAAGAAGAGCAGATTATTCTAGGTTTAAACCAATTTTAGAATTAATTAAAAATGATCCCTTATTAGATTATGATTTAGTGGTAACTGGTCTTCATTTAAAAGAAGAAAATGGGTTAACTATTAATGAAATTAAAAATGATGGATTTAAAATATTTTCTACCTTTGAAATGTTTGAAGAAGATAAAGATACTGGAGGGGCTATGGTTAGATCTTTAGCAACTTGTCTTAAAAAAATTACATATACTTTAGAAGAATCAAAACCTGATTTAATATTGTCTGGGTTTGATATAGCTGCTAATATGTCTGTTACTATAGCTGGTGCTCATATGAATATTCCTGTTGCACACATTCAAGGAGGAGAAGTAACTGGTACAATAGATGAATCTATCAGACATGCAATGAGTAAGTTTTCACATTATCATTTTGCAGCTAATGAAGATGCAAAAACTAGATTAATTAAAATGGGAGAGAAACCAGAAACTGTTTTTAATGTAGGATGTCCTTCAATAGATGCTTTATTAGAGGTAAAACACAATAAGGAAGCATATAAAAAATATAATTTAAATAAAAATTATTATTTGATGATACAGCATCCTGTTACATCAGAAATAAATGATTCTTATAATCAAATAACTCAAACCTTAGAGGCTATTAAAGAAACTAATATAGAAGTTCTTATTATATTACCTAACAATGATGCTGGTTACTTAAAAATAGTAGAAAAAATAGAATCTTCTAATATAAAATATGTAAAAACACTTGCTATAGAAGAATACACAAGTTTACTTAAATATTCTCAAGGTTTAATAGGTAATTCTAGTAGTGGGATACATGAAACATCTTTATTTAACATCCCCACTATTAATATTGGGACTAGACAACAAGGAAGATTAAGTTCTAATAATGTTATAAATGTAGGATATAATAAAAATGAAATAGTAAATGCTATAGAATTAACTAAAACATTACAGAACTCAGAATTTGATAATTTATATGGAGAAGGTAATTCATCAATACAAATAGTAGATTTATTAAAAAAAATAGATATATCTCCATCAATAATTCAAAAACAAATAACATACTAATGAAAAAAATATTTATAACAGGAGGATCAGGGACTGTAGGAACAGCTTTTATAAAAAGATATTATAATGATTATAAATTTTATTCTTATAGTAGAGGTGAAAAATCTCAAGTAGCCTTAAAAAGAAAATTTCCTAATATAGAAATTTTAATAGGAGGGATAGAAGAAAAAAATTACTTAACTTCACAAATAATAAAAATTAACCCTGATATTATAATACATGCAGCAGCCTTGAAACACGTTGATACTGCAGAAAAACAACCCATTAAAGCCATTACTAGTAATATTATGGGAAGTTATAATATTATGGAAGCAGCTAAGGAAGCAAACACTCCTTTAGTAGTAGGTATAAGTACAGATAAAGCATGTGAATCAGCTAATGTATATGGTAAAACTAAAGCATTAATGGAAAAGATGTATTTAGAAGCGGATAATTCAAGAAATAAATTTGTATGTTGTAGATTTGGTAATGTGGCAGGGAGTCATGGTTCTGTTATACCTTTTTGGCTTAGAAGTTTTGACTCCAATAAACCCTTATTTTTAACTCATCCCAATATGACAAGACTAATGTTCTCCCCAGAAGAATCTGCTGAGCTTATTCATAATTGTATTACTTTATCATCTAAAAGGTCAGGTTTTATAATGTCTAAAATTATGAAAACAGTAACTATGAGCAAGTTAGCTAAGTTAATATCTGAAGACATAAAAATAGTAGGATTAAGACCCGGAGAGAAAATGAGTGAAGACCTAATTTCAGAGATTGAAATACCCCATTCTGAAATAGTAGGAGATTATGTAATTTTAACTAGAGATGAAAACCCTAATATTTTAACAAGATTAGATACACCTATAAACAGTGACACATCATTAGAAATGACACAAAAAGAAATGATAAAATTAATTAAAGATGTAAAGAATTTACAAAACGTAACTTCTCATTCTAAAAATGAATATTAATGTTAAGAATATTAATCCCTGCTAGAGGAGGTAGTAAAAGAATTAAAAATAAAAATCTATTAAAGGTTAATGGTCAATCTTTACTATCTAGGGCAATTAAAGTATCTTTACAAGTTACAAATGAAGTATATGTTAGTACTGATTCTTATGATATAGAGAAAGAAGCGATATTAAATGGAGCTAAAGTCCATAAAAGACCTTCAATATATGCTACAGATATCTCACCTACTAAAGAAACTATAACAGATTTTTTAAAATATTATAAAGATACTACTAATATGGTATTAGTACAATGTACCTCTCCTTTTATTGAACTTGATCATCTTAAATTATCAATAGATAACCTCCATACTTTTTCTAGTTCAATTTCAGTGTATAGGGAAACACCTTTTTATTGGGAAAAAGAAGATATAGGGGCTAAACCTAATTATGATCCTTTTAATAAACCTAGGACACAGGATATGATTCCCCGTTATAAAGAAACAGGTGCTTTTTATGCTTTTAAGGTTAATAAATTCCTAGATAAAGGGTTAATAACACCTCCACCAACAGCTTTAGTTGAAGTAAATTTAAAAAGTAGCTTTGATATTGATACTATAGAAGAATATGAATTAATAAAAAACATTGCTTAATGATCCCAGAAATACAAATAAATAATATTAGTTTCCCTATTTTTTCAAACAAAAATACTAGTATAGATTTTAGCAAAATTAAAACTGCGGCTTTAGTAGCTAGCAGTGGTACATTATTAGATAATGAATTTGGTAAAGAAATTGATAAAAATGATTTAATAATTAGATTTAATGCTGCTAGAGTTAAAGGGTACGAGAATCATGTAGGGTCAAGAACAGATATTAGGATATTAAATGGGCATTCATTTAATGGTTCAACTAAAAAAGAAATATGTTTGGGGCATGATCCTAATTTTTTATCTAATTTAGATAACGAAACTTTTTTAGTTAAATCCTTTAATGTCCAAGAGTTTATAGAAGGTGTAATGTTATATATTAATAAAACTCCAATAAATTTTTTACATTCTAATTTTTTAATGTATTGTAATAGTTTAGTTTCAAAACCTGAAGCTAGTGCAGGATTAGTAGGAGTTTTATTGTTAGTAACTTTAGGTATAAAACCCGATTTATATGGCTATGGGTTTTATTCTGAATCCAATGATAGAGTACATTATTGGGAAGAAGTAGATCCTAATTGGTCTAGTGGACATGGATTTAATGAAGAAAAAGATATAATAGATAATTTAGTTAGCCAAAACTTGGTCAATATAATAAAATAATGTACGAAATAGTCCATAACAATCCAGAGTATCCCTTAGTAATAAGTTTTCAGGGAATGAGTGGGGGAGTTTATCCTAATGCTAAAGATAAATTGCCTTATTTATACTATAATTTATTTGTAAAATCTAACTTAAAAAATAATTATATTTTTTTTAAAGATAACGAACAAGTATATTATCATGGTTTATATAATAAAATAACAAATATAATAAACCAATATGTAACTTTACATAATATTAAAAAGGTAATAACTATAGGACAATCTGCAGGTGGTTTTGCTTCCTTGTTAGTTGGAGAATTGATAAAAGCAGATAAAATAATAACAATCGCCCCTCAAATAAATTTAAAATATTACAACTCAGGTTTACCAGCTAAAGAACATACAAGATTATTTAATTTACAAGATCAATTTAATATCCCAGAAACAAATTTAGGGAATTTACAGCCTTTTAAATGTCAAGTAGAATATTGGCGTCCTACAATTGGTCATTTTGATAATTATCACTTTGATTTTATAGATAGTTTGGATCCAAACCTGAATCTTATTAACTTTAAATCGGGACACAATATAGGCAATACTATAGGTAAAGAAAAATTTAAACAATTAATTTTAAATTCAATAAAATAATGAAAATATCACTAATACAACCAGGAAGAAATAATTTAAAATATTTGAAATGGTCTTATGATTCTATAAGAAAAAACCAAGGAGAACATGAAGTAGAAATTTGTGTTGCAGATGATGCTTCAACAGACGGGACTTGGAATTGGTGTTTAGAAATGATGTCTAAAGACCCTTTATTTAAAGCACATCGTAATGAAGGACCAGATAGATTAGGACATACTATACTATATGATACATTAATAAATGACGTTGCTACAAATGATATAGCAATGATTTACCATGCTGATATGTATTTATGTCCTAATGCATTAACTTCAATTGAAAAACATATTAAACCTGGTGTAATTGTATCTTTAACTCGAATTGAACCACCTTTACATCCTGAAGGACCTGAAAAAGTACTATGGCATGGTGGAGTAGAACCCGATGAATTTAAAGAACAAGAATTATTAGATAAATTAAAAGAATTTACTAACGAAGGAAAAATTACTTATGGTATTTTTGCACCTTGGGCTTTTTATAGAAAAGATTTTCAAGAAATAGGAGGACATGATCCTTTATATGCCCCTCAATCTAAAGAGGATTCTGATATATTCAATCGTTTCCAGTTAAATGGAATAAAATTTATTCAAACTTGGGAAGGATTTGTTTACCATATGACTTGTAGAGGTAGTAGAAGAAATACTTTAGATAAAGCTAAAAATATATATGAAGATAGCCCAGAATGGTTGGCACAAAATCAAAGATCAACGCGTAATTTTATACGTAAATGGGGTCATTTTGTAATGCATAGTCCTACTTTAGTACCAATTGTACCACCTAAATATGATATTGGTTTTATTGTTAAAAACTGTAATACTACTTTATTACATGCTTTAGAACCATGGTGTAGTACCATTTATATTGAAGATAAGGGGCAAGTTCTTACTTTTGAATATTTTGAAAAAGAAAAAAATAATACCTTATATGATTTAAGTGAAAGAATAAAACCTTATAATAATGAAAAAAATAATGAAATTCTAGTTGAACTTGATGGCCATACTTTCAATCAGAGTGATTTTGTAAATATACAAAGACTATCTCAAATTATTGAAAGTAGTGGAGAAATAGGTAAATTTGAATTAGAAAATTTAAGTATAGAAATTATTCAAATAAATGAATATACTAAAGACTTAATTAAGTTATGATAGGAATTATAGGACAAGGTTTTGTAGGTAATGCTATATATCAAAAGTTTAAAAACTACTTTGAAGTAAAAACTTATGATATAATAAAAGATAAAAGTAACTCCGAAAAAAAGGTAGCCATGAGTCAAAATGTGGTATTTGTTTGTTTACCTACCCCTATGAATAGAAGAGGTAGATGTGATACTAGTTTAATTGAATCCACAGTAAAAGAAATTTTTACAACCTTTAAATGTAAAACAGTAGTTATTAAATCAACAGTACCACCTGGAACTACAGCAAAAATAAATTCATTATATCCTGATATGGATGTAATATTTAATCCTGAATTTTTAACTGAAGCAAATGCTGTAGAAGATTTTAATAATCAGAATAGAGTAATTTTAGGAGGACCTAGAGAATCTACTACTAAATTAAAAACTATATATAGAAAAATATTTCCTGATATTGATATTATAAAAACTGGATCTACTCATGCTGAAATGGTAAAATATCTTACAAACACTTTTCTAGCTACTAAGGTAGCATTTGCTAATGAAATGTATCAAATATGTGAGGGGTTAAAACTAGATTATGATAAAGTAATTGAATATTCAACTTTTGATAAAAGATTAGGAAAATCACATTGGGCAGTACCTGGACCTGATGGTGATTTTGGTTATGGTGGTCATTGTTTCCCTAAGGATCTTTCAGCAATGTTACGTTTAGCTGATGATTTAGAAACAGTAGATAATGTTTTAAATGCTGTACAATCCACAAATGATATAGTTAGAAAAAACCGAGATTGGGAAAAAATGAAAGGAAGAGCTATAGTTTAATATGTATACCATAAAATTATAAAAAATGACTATGAAAATGATTCCATGCCCTCAATGTGGCGAAGACTTCCCAGAATTAAGAAAAACTAAATATGGGTATAACTTTTGTGTTAATTGTTCAGAAGTGGGTGCTAAAAGGGGAGTTCCTATGACCTTTGGTACTGGAGACCATACTTGGACTGAAACTTTAATATTAGATGAAAAAGACTATTTAAAACATATTAATCCAGAAGGCAACCCAGAACTTACTTTTGGTATTGAAACTGAAAGTAAAAAGAAATAAATGCCTCAAGCAAAACCTTTATCTAAAGAACAAATAGTAGCTGCCCAAGCTAAAACAAAATCTAATATGGCAGCTGCTCGTTATCTTCATGTGTCATATCAACACTATAAAAGATATGCTAAATTATATAAGTTATTTGAGGGACATAAAAACCAAAGTGGCAAAGGTATACCTAAGTTTTTAAAGGGACCTAAAAAAATGCCCCATATGTTAGAAATAATTGAGGGTAGAATAGCTGCATCTTCATTTGATCCAAATAAACTTAAATATGCTTTAATAGAACAGGGATATTTATCGGAGGAATGTACTGTATGTAAATTTAAAGAACGTAGAGTATTAGATTATAAAATTCCTTTATTATTACATTTCCAAGATGGTAATAGTAATAATTATAGTTTAGATAATGTCCAATTATTATGTTATAATCATTATTTTCTAACTGTAGGAGATATTTTTAATAGTAAAGATGTCAAACAAATAGAATCTAAACAAGAACATTTTGGTACAAGCGAAAAGGTAGAATGGGAAGTTGATGATTATCATTTACAACGTTTAAAAGAATTAGGTTTAGATAATGATGATGAAGATGATCCTAATCAATATATAAGCAGAATATAATGGCTAAAAAAGTAAAATTATTAAATAAAAAACACCATAAAATTACTAAAGATTATGGTAAACAAAAAGAACGTCATCTTGAAAAACTTGCATCAAAAAGTTTGGATAACGATGAAAAGTTTCGTAAATTAAAGGATAAGAAAATCAAGGGTGATTTCTTAAAAAACTTTTAAATATGAAATTTAAACATAACTGGGAATTTGATACTGAAGAAGAATTAATAGATATTTTTAATGGCAATAGTAAAGAACTACATAATCTAATTGTAGATACTGCTTTGTTGAATTTAAAAACTAGGAAAAAAACTATTCCCGTAGTTTCAATTCATACTAAAGATGATGATACAATATATGATATTATGATTGATCGTCCTGATATGATTGAAACCTTAGAACAAAATCTAGTTACAATGGAAGAGTTTGAAGATTATGAACGTTGTCAAAAAATTGTTAATGCCATTAATTATTTAAAATTAAAAAATGAAAAAAGTAGATAGTATAACAGTAATATTATTATTTGGTTTAACCTTATTTTCTATAATATTTTTATCCTCATTTAAACCTAAAAGAATTACTTTAAAAATTATACCTAAGGAAAATAAAGTAATTAATACTGATTCTTTAGATAATAATCCTGATATTTTAGATTGGTATATTGATGAAGGAAATATTATTACATACACTAAACAGGATTCAATTTCAGATGCTCGTGAAAGATGGGATCAGTTTAAAACTCAAAGCCGTAATAATTTTTTAGATGCTATGGGTTATCAAGAATCAAGAAATAGATATCATATAGTAAATAAATATGGTTATATGGGTAAATATCAATTTGGTAGTTCTACACTTAAAACTTTAAAAATAAAAGTAAGTAGATCTGAATTTCTTAGAGATACTTTATTACAGGAAGAAGCAATGTTAAAATTACTTTTACATAATAAAAAAAGACTACAGAAATATATAGACAAATATGAAGGTCAAGTAATTAATGGAGTATTAGTTACAGAATCAGGCTTACTAGCTGCTGCACATTTAGGAGGTCAAGGAAGTGTTAAAAAATGGTTTAGAAATGGGAGAGTAAGAAAAGATGGAAATGGAGTTAAAATTACTTCGTATATGAAGCGATTTTCTGGATATGATTTATATTTATAATAAAAAATTATGGCTAAAATAGTTGTAGGGAATTATATACAAAATAAACGTAAAAAAAGACCTGGTATTCATTCAAAAAATAACACTAGTAGAAGTAAAAATAGTAAAAATTATGTCAAAGCTTATAAGGGTCAAGGGAAATAATATGAATTTTAGTACAATATCATTATTCAATTCTATGACTGATGATGATTTTATGGCAATACATAATGCGGGTCAATTAAAAAATTTATGTCAAGCTTTAAGTATTGAATTACAACCCAAAGAAGATGAAGAAAGTAAAACTTACACAGCATGAATGGTTTGATTCCCTAAAAGTTCCCACACCCCATAGGAATAGGAAAAAATACTATAAAAAGATAAAACATAAGAAAAGCGGCGACCAATTTGGTTGCCGCAAATTTTTTTCGTATATTCACGTATAAAATAAAGGTTATACTATGGCATTATGGAAATTTACAAATTTAAATAAACACGGAAATTATAGGTCAAGAATAATTCATACTGAGGGGGCATTAAGCATCCCAGGTAGTGGGTTTGGTCCAACTATATTTGCAAATCGATTTAAATATGAATATAAAGGTGAAGTTTTACCTCCAACAATAGCAAATATACGTGGTAAAACATATTTAATGCCTATATGGAAAGAAATAGTTAAGGGCACTACAATTGATGACATAGAATGGATTAAACCAAAACCTAAGGTTAAACAAGAACCAATAGTTGTAATGACTGTTAGTAGTAGTGACGCAAATAAAACGTATAAAACGGTATATTACCCAGATTCAGGTAAATTTCATTGCAATTGTCCAGGTAGGTGGAGAGCGTTTGATGGTAAATGTAAACATATAAAAGCATTAGAATTAAAAATAAGTAAATAAGTAAAGGTTATGACAGAATTACAAAATTTCATAGATAATATGCGTGCTACAAGTAGTAGTACAGAAAAAGTTCAAATAATAAAAAATGCAGGTACTTTTATTCATGAAGTATTAGAATATACCTATAATCCCTATAAACAATATCATGTCACAAGTAAAACTTGTAAAAAGAATAGTGATAAAGTAAGTTACACAGATTATACTTTATTTGAGTTGTTAGATAAATTAACTAATAGGGAAGCTACAGGTCATGCTGCAATTGAGTTAGTTAATGGGTTTGCCACTAAAAATGTTGATTGGCATCTAATTTATAAAATAATAGATAAAGATTTAGGTATTAGAGCAGGTGATTCAATAATTAATAAAGCAATACCAGGATTAATACCTACATTTAAAGTTGCCTTAGCTAAAGAATATGATGGTAAATGTGATTGGCAAAATGATAATTGGTGGGCATCAAGAAAATTAGATGGTGTTAGGTGTTTAGCTGTAGTTAATTATGAAGGTGAGTGTACACTTTATTCTAGGATGGGTAAAGAATTAACTACGTTAAATAAAGTTAAAGAAGCG